ACTACTCGAGGACGGTGGGCTTAATTGCACCTATCCTGTCCTAATCACCCATAGACTCTTACACCAACCGGCCAACAATGAGAAAAATCTGTTGGTGGCTGTGTTGCACAGATTGCATAATGACCCTTTCGCTGAGAATCCCGTTTCAACGGTACAGCGTTATGCAAATTGGGGATATCTTGCCCAGGTTTTCTGCGTCACAATTTCGCAGTTTAGGACCTCAATGATCACACGTGAAGAAAATGTCACGTTGATGGGCAAGAAGGGAATTCGTATTGGAAAGGCGTTGGAGGACGCTGAATTGGGATTGATTTCTTTCGGAGGAAAGACAATCAATTTGAAGTGGAACGAGACGTTGACAACTTTGAAAGAAGTTGGCGGTGTAGTCTCAATGAAACCACGAGCCATTCAGAACCTCCCTCCGCTTGTCCATGGGATGATGGGTGGCTACGCCAGAGAGTTTGCACAGGAATTGCATCAATTGTTCGACGGAAAGACAATCGACGTCTTCGGACATCCTGTCAGAATATTCTTCGCGTCAGGCTACAATCAGGAACAACTGTCAGAGATAGGAAGAGCTATGGAGGCAGGTCACACCGTGTTTGCGATGTCCGGAGACGACTCAGTCGTCTCTTGGGGAACGATGGGAGTGGAAGGAGATCTCTTCGGAGAGGCCGACCAGTCTCAATTTGACCACACGCAAGATGACGGACCGATGAAGTACTATATGAGACCCATTCTTGAATGGATGGGTTTTCCTGAAGAATTCATCGTGACGGCTTACCATTGTTGTGCTGCGCCGTACACAATCCGCAAGAAGAGATTGACGGCCAAAGGTGAAGCTGGAGTCCAAATGCCTACTGGTATAACGACTACCACGACTTTCAATTCTTTGAGCACGCTTGGGTTTTTCTTTTGGACAGTTAAAACATTCAATGAACGCAAAATTCTTGATCCGGTCGGAGCTGGGCAAGAGCTTGGTTTCAAGGTGAAGTTTGCGTCATCTGCCACACTCGATGGGATCACTTTCCTTAAAGGTTGGTGGATATCCGGCGAAAGCGGAGTTGAATGGGTTCCACTTCCCTCAGCAGTATTGAAGCTAGGGAAGGTATTGAAAGATCCCGTTGAAATCACGAAGTTCACTAGAAGGGGAAAGAGCATGAAACGTTCTCCCGAAGATGCCGTGCGCATGTGTGCAAAAGCTCTTGCGTCATCATACGGAACTTTGGACCTTTCTTATCCAATTTTAGGGCCATTCTGTGAGGCCCTACAGAGAAATGGGTTGAGTTCTCCAAAACCCATCGGGAGTTTGCAGGAGTCATGGAAA